TTCATCGCGTCTCCAACCATGACGGTATAGCCCACCGCATCGCGTAAATGCGGTCGCGCATCCACGCCAACGAGGTCAAATGTGGAATCCGCTCGATGCATCCGGTCCAGCCAGTCGCTCTCCGCGCAACCCAATTCCAGAATCTTGCTGTAGGGTGGGAAGCTCATCCGAAACCGTTCAACGGCGGCCGTGAACAGCATTAGTGCCGGGTCTAACTGGTCATAAGCCCAGGTCATGCCGCCTCGTCTACGTCCCGCAGTTGCGTCGCAATTTCCGGAATGCGCCCATCGCCCAAGTCCTGCAATTCGCTCAACTGTGACACTTCCTGCCACACATGCCGGCAATTGTACCCGCCGCCCGTCAGAAACACGTTGTCGAGTTGCCCGTTGTCGAGCTCGTCAATATCCTCGCGTGTATAGACTTTGCCGACATGCCGCAAACAGAACGGCCGCGTCACGCTATCCACCGGCCCCATGTACGCAAAGGTCGTCTCGGGCGCATCCCCCGCTTGTAAGGCTTCCACTTGCCGTCCGAAGATGCTCACGGAGGTATCGTAGAGCGTGGCGATCTGCGGCTCGGTGTGGTCGAGCACGTCCGCCAGATCCGCCAGAATGTCATCCACGTCACGGGAGCCGAACACGCCGCGCACGGTGGCTTTCCATAGCGCGCGGGCCAAGTCGTCGCCTTCGTCTAATAGATCCGCGAGTGACAGCGCTTTCAACCCAGCGATGCGCAGTTCGATCCCGTGGGTGAGCTCGGCACTCGCCGAGGCCAGTCTCCGGCCCGCGAGCACACGCTGAGCCATCCGGTCCAGTGGCTTCGCCGTCGCCACGTCGACGAGTTCGTCATAGCCTGCCCGTTCGAGGGCCTGCCGCAGTTCGCGCCGCAGCCGGTTCGCTTGGGCCGCTTTCACGATGGCCGTGCGGTTGCCCGCCGTGACCTCACGTAAGAGCGGCGGCAGTCGGCGCTCCGTGTCCCGCAGGACGGCCGCGAGTTCGCGGGCGAAGCGCTTCCCGATCTGCTCGGCCGTGTCGACCGTTTGCTGAGCGGCACGGATCAGGCGGTCAATCGGTGCGCTCAATGCTTAACCTCATCTGGTATTTCTTCCCCGGCCACCCGCGCGAGATATCGCCGCTCACATTTAGCCAGATGCTCCTGATTGTCTTTTCTTGTGGCCTCACCGACGGCGATGGCTCGTTCCATTTGCCGTGCATAGGCGGCACTGCTTTCGCGCTCCTCTTGTTCACGCGCACCGTGTCCAACATCGTGCCGATTTAGTCGCGCTTCCTGTACGTGATGTAGCCTGACTAGTTCTTCTAAGGCCACCGCAATACGGCTGAGTGCAAACATTTTAAGCCGCCGCCTTCCCAGCATCGTCCGGCATCGCGGGCGCCGTCCCGCCAGCCTTGGATGCCTTGTCGAGAATCTCCATCCGCTGCTTGATGCGCTCCTGCGGCGTCGGATCGTCTTCCATCGCGTCGATTTCATCAAGGAGTTCTTGCAACGCCGCCGGCGGCAATGTGGACATCCCTTCAAACTTCGTGAGGATCGCTTTCCGCAGCGCCTTCAGAACACCCGTGGGCATGCCGATATCCCGCGCGGCGGTAATCTGCGCAATCAAGTCCTCGAAGGGCGTCTCTGCGAAGTGATCGGGATACTGGATCGTGACTTCGTCGTTCTTGAGCCGGGCGGGACCCGCATCCGCCCCATAGCGCCAGCGGTAAAACAGGTCGGCGAGCTCGTAGTCCCCCCGTTGGCACTCATTCGCCATGCTCGACAGTCGCGTGTTCATATCCTCACGCTTCAGACTGAGCGACCCTTCCGCCTCCGCGTCTTTGCTGTCGGTTTCCCACTGCACCCCAGCTTCTCGATAGATTTCTCGCCGCGCCGCGCTAATTGTACGGTCGTACGATTCCACATTGGCCGCATCACCTGAGAGGATGGTGGCGGCCCCTGGGGTAAATAAGAGGTTCATCGTGCCGGTTTGGTTGCCCATCATGGTCTGCGCATCGGTGACGGTCGTCGCGTCAGGCCCGGTCCCGAGCTGCACATTCACAAAACTGAACGTCTGCCCCCGCAAGAGCTCGCGCTGCTCACTCTGCTGGTTGTAAATGTCGATATGCTTCTGAGGGTCGCCGAGCACCGACTTTCCGAGGGCAGTGTAACTCGGGCTGCGCTGACCAAAGAGAAACACGAACGGCACCCGCCCGAGGTTATGTTCACCACTGTCAATCATCGCGCCGAGTTTGGCATCAAACAGCTTCCATCCTGTCGCGTCAATGACGCGAATTCGATACTGCGTGGTTGGCTTCAGGTCATCAAACGTAGCCGGTGGTACGGCTTCCTGCACCTTAATGGCAATCACCCGTCCATCTTCATCCTCGAGCCAATCGATCACGTCCCGCGGGTCATACCAACACACTTTCGGGAGCGACTGATCGGCGGCCGTCAACGCCTCGTCACTATTCGAGGGCAACTCGAAATACAACACCACATGGCCAAAGGTCGCCGCCAGGTCCCACCACGTCGGCATCATCTCGTCTAGTGACTGCCCGCGGTAGACATCCGCCCACCAGTCTTCAATCGGCGCCGACGTGTCACCGCCATCTCCAACGCGACGGTTCGGTGCTTCCCGAAACAGCGGCCCCTTGAACGCGGCGATAATGGCCGCCGCCAAGTTGTTATAACTCGCCAAGGCCCGCCGAGCTTTGAGTTTGGCTGACGGTTTCCGCGGATTGGGATTCGTGGTGACGCTAGTTGAGGGTTGCCCAGTGACTGGATCTGTCGTGGTGACCAAACTCGTATGATCTAACCATTCGCGCGGATGGGCCACAAGATACGTCCCATCCATGAAGCCGCCTGTGCCTTCCCGCACATCGGCGAGCTTCACCCATCGGCTGATAAATGCCGTATAGAGCGGATGTTGCCTAGTGATGGCGATGCCAAGTGAGAGTGGGGTGGCCATAGCGTTACAACCAATCAACTGTCATGCCGCCGGCCCGCACTTTCGGCTTAGGGACCGGGAAGGCAGCGGAGAGCCAGTAGCCCAACGCCTCTGCCGCATGTGTAATGGTCTCTCCGGGTTTCTTTTCCACTTCCTGTTTGCCGGCGACCATTTTGGAGCGCTGCAGAGAGCGCACAATTTGCCGTGTCGGACACGTGCGCGCCGGCTCCCATTTCCGAATCCAGAGCCGCGTGACGCCGTTGGCGTTCTTCAGGAGCCGATTCACCGCACTGAGGCGGTCGTGAATCGTGGGGTTTTGAAAAGGGACAAGGTTCTGCACGGGTCCCGCACTAGTTAACCGCTCCTCGATAATTGTGTAATTCGATTTATGCGACCGGACATCGCGGTTTCGCCCGTTGCAATCCCCATACAGGCGTATACCAGCTGGCCAGCGCGGATAGCGCCGCAGAAATTCCTCGCAGGCGCTATCCGTGGTCGCGACCTCGAGCGTGATGCCATCCAACACATGCGCTTCGGGGCCTGAGGGGCCGATGCGCGTTTGCCCCACGACCCAACACATCGGCGAGACGTTGAAATCGCACGTTAACACAAGGGGCTGACTCGAATCGGGTTCCGGGACATTGGGATGCCAATGCAGGCGCTCATCGAACGGGGGATAGGCGGGTTGACCGTCGAGCAGCACGCCCTTGCCGTGGACGAAGGCTTGGATTTCCGCTTCAGTCGCATTTTCCATGACGCGCTGTACGTAGGTCGGGTCGAATTCGAGGAGCTCGCGGTTATCGGTCGTGGCCATCTCAAACCGCTTATACCGGTCCGGGCGCTCTGGATCGAAGAAATACTCCTGCATCCATGACAGATCGTCTGCCGTACCCGCTGCGCAGGTCTGCCGGAGTATGGCCGCCGTATGCCGCACGCGCGCGGCCGTATTCCGCCACGCTTTCTGCGAAATCAGCGCCGGCTCATCCACGAGCGCCGCGGCCACATTCGGCCCCGCAATGGCCTCTGCGTGCTCGGCTGACTTGAACCAGATTGGCCCGCCGCCGACCCAGGACCATTCATGCTTCGTCTGGTGGTAATGCCATTGATGTGACCGGAGAAACCACGGCTCCTGTCCCTGTGTGTGCGGGTCGCATTCCTCGAGTTTAGGAAGCAAGGTGTGCTCGATATGGTCGTAGACCGGCACCACCCAAATCAATGGAAGCGGGTTGTTGAGGACGCTCAACTTAAGCGCTTTGCCCCACAAGGTCATCGTCTTACCTGACCCCCACCCTCCACAAAACAACAAGGCAGCATCGGGCGTGTCGTCATCAAAGAACGCTTCCTGGGCGGTGCCGGGAATCGGCCCCCAGCGGATCGAGAGTTCTTCTTCAATAAGGGCAGACATTAGGGTTTATACCGTCCACCGAAGGTGACTTTGTGCTGCAGCGGCGCCTCTGGATCGCCTGTGACTTCGGTCGGAATTAACCGCGCCGCAATCTTATAAAACTCGGTTTGATTTTTCTCACCCCACCGTTGGAGCGCGGCCACGCCTCCTAAGCCGTGAAATGCGCGCATGATGGCGTCTTTAAAGACCACCGTCGTCTTATTCCTGGCACCTTTTGGTCGGCCGCCGCCTTTGCGTAACCCTGTGATGTTTCGCACGGTATTTATTCAGTAATTTACCGCTACTCCGCCCATCCTGATACTGTCCTCTTTGAATGACAGCCGCTACGGTCTTCGCACAATCCACTGCTCCGGCCATTTATTGGGGTACCACGCGATATCGCCGGACCCGTCCGTCACCGTCCATGTCACACGATAGGGACTGCCCGCTGCCTTGAAATCCGTCGCGACCGGTTCAAATTTCACCTCGCCGCTCAGCGCCGTCACGATGCTCGCTTTGCCGGCCACCGGCACATCAGCCTCCGTGCGGTCACGGATGATGATGCCGAGCGTGAGGCCCGTCAAGACAGCCGCCGTGCGGTCAGGCCCGTCTCCATCATACAACGTGGCCGTAATGGGTTTGGTTTCGCCTTCGCCGAGATAGCGTGTCGTCATGATGTCGTCCGTCGCTCCCCTGGATCGGTGGTGCGCAACGCGCCGGCACTCGTTGACGTACGTGCCGCCTGCGACACCACTTCACCACCGGAAATGCCCAACACGTAGCCGGTAAAGGTCAAGGTCCCTGTCTGGAGCGGGAGCACCAGCGCGAATGTCGGCGTCTGTCCGGCGATGACGAGCGTCCCCACCGGCAGGTCGAACAGTTGCGCCTGGGCGAGTGACGGCGCTTCGCCGGTCAGGACCAACGTCCCGGCCGGAATAGGGAGCGGAAGACTCGCCGTCACGATGGGCGCCTGTCCCGTGAGGACGACGGCACCAGCGGGTACCGCGTAGACGAAGACGAGCGCGGGTGTTTGCCCCGTGAGCGTGATCGCCCCGACCGGCATGAGTAGCCCACTTGAGGTCTGGACGCTCGGGGCCTCTCCCGCGAGCACGATGGCCCCACTCGGGAGCGTGACAACCTCTGCGAGGCTCGGCGCTTGACCGAGAAGTGCCAGCGACCCGGCCGGAAGCGCTAGCGTCTGTTGGATAAGTGCCGCGAGTCCGGAGAGGGTCAGCGACCCCGCCGGCACTTCGAGCCCAAGCTGCAGGGCGCTCGTCGTCCCTGTCAGGGTGAGGGCGCCGACATCCACCGGGATCGTGACCAGACCGCCAGCCACATTCGCGGACGGCTCGAGCCCAGTCAGCGTCAGCGCCCCGTCAGGCAGCGCCATCACCTGGGCGAGCAAGGGCGTCTGTCCGGCCAAGTCGAGTGTCCCCGCAGGGATCGGGAGGGCAATGCTCGCGGCGGGCGCCTGCCCGGCAATCGTGACCGTGCCCGCCGGCAAGTCGATGACATAGGCGAGGGAGCCGACCTGACCTGAAAGCGTGACGCTCCCGGCGGGCACGGGAATGGTGGTCTCTGTGCCCCCAGCCTCCACGACAGTCGGCGCTTGGCCGGCAAGCGTAATCTGTCCCGTCTCCGGCCCGATGAACGCGACACCGACGTATTGGCCCGCCAGGACCAATGACCCGACCGCCATCAGCAGCGTCGTCGCCATGGCGGGGGCTTGGCCGGTGACGTCAATGGCACCGACCGGGATGGGAATCGTGACGCTGGGCGCAAAAT